GTACTTATTATTATACCACTTCCCGTACAAAAAATTAAAAAGTTATAGAAATGTTATCTAAAGTTTGACTTTGAAGCCAAATTCATGTTATAATTAATACATGCTACTAACAAGTAGCATTTTTAGTCTCTAGGAGGTTTTTATTATGAGAAGAGATTTGAAGGCTTGGATTGGAATCCTAGCATTGGTAGGGGTTGTTGCACCATTTAGCAACTTTGCTAATGCATCAAGTACGGAAAATAATTTACTAATTAAACAGGCTGAAAACCCTGCTGCCACCCACAAGGTGGCTTTTGTTGTTTCTAAAGCAAAGATGTTAGAAAGTTATGAAAACAAAACACATCTTACAGATGTTGAATTAAAGAGGTTGCTTTCTCTGGTGGGATTTGAAGGTAATGATTTAGTAGTGGCTTGGGCTATAGCCAAGAAAGAATCTAATGGTCGTCCTTTAGCATTTAACGGAAACCATAAGACTGGGGACTCATCCTATGGGATGTTTCAAATTAATATGATTGATAACTTGGGTCCAGATAGACGAGATAAATTTGATCTTGACTCTAACGCTGAATTATTCAATCCCGTCAAAAATGCCGAGATTGCATACTACATGTCTAAGGGTGGAGAAGATTGGTCTTCTTGGAAGGGCATAACACCTAAAACTAGAATGTGGATGAATAAATTTCCTAAATAGTTTTTTATAAAAGATAACCCCCTTGGATTTTGTCCTTGGGGGTATTTTTATGTTTTAATTATTTATATAGTATCTGTGCTTTGACTTCCATCTTATCCGAAATAATTCTTCAGTATATTTTTTTGCAAGTTCTAAATTATACTCTTGTTTTTTTATATCAAAACTAGAATCATCTAGAGTTCTCATAAACGGACAATATATTCTTGCCTGCCTCATACACTCTATGTGAAATGGACGAAAGTCTGAAGGAACAAAATCTCTTGAATTGTTTTCTACATCTTTTTCTTTTTCTATCATCCATCTAATAGAGTCAGAATTTTTATCAATATCTAGTCCACAATATGAACAAAGATCATTATTTACTACGTATTCTTCATTTTCTATATTTAATCTAATTGGTTCATTTTCTCCAGGTGTGGACTGATATGGTATCGGCACTTTCTTTGCTAAATATCTTTTATTATTTTTAAAATAATAGGCTTCGGGCACAACAAAAAATGGTCTTGGAAGTGAAGTTTTTTTAATGTCTTTTAAAGACCATTCGTTTGAGTTTTTAAAAATATTCATTAATTATATGACTTTTTTTTCCATTTTGTTTTTTTATACCAACCAAATGTTGATGCCGCTCTTCTATTATTTGTGTTTGATTCTTGTAAAATATTAGCATTTTCTTCGCTTGACCAATTTTCTGTTTTAAACAATGTAATTTGAATTATTGGTGTGCCCATTGGAATTATACCTTCAAATGTTGAACTAATAAATACTGGAACATTTCCTGGTGGAACTGCATATTCACCATCTATTATTCCGCTTGTTGTAATAAAGGGCAAATCAAATCTATTTAATGGATGAGTAAGTAAAGCACTATAACCTTTTGGAATTTTAAATGTAACCGCTGTATGCCAAGCAAAATGTAATGGCGATGTTCCAGGTGGTGTAGGAAGAGTGATATTATCATCATGGTTTCTAAGTATTATAGGTGTTCCAATTTGATCATTATAGGATATTGATGGTCCACCTTCTGTTTGTTCTATAGCAATATCTTGAGTAAGAGGAATAATATAACCAGAGGTTATGGCATCTAGAAATGGCGAACATAACTTAAACCCTACGGCTGTTGGAATTCTTTTAATTTCTTTCTCACTATCAACATTTGGCCACCTTTTCCCATTCTTATACCAATCGGGAACAAAGTTTTTTGCTGAAGAGATTCCTATATCATCAAAATTTCTTGCATGCTTTAGTATATTTTTTTTATTTATCATTTTATTTATATTCTTTTTTTGACCAAAAAAAATCTCTATATCCATCAAAAAAACTACTACGAATTGACGCATAAACGTTTTCTGTATCTTCTTTGTTTCCAAACTCCATTTTCCAAGTACTTCTTTTTATTGGAATTATTTGTGCAACAGGGGTTCCTGCTGGAATTAATCCCTCAAAGTCTATATCTTTTAATACAAATGGAAAATTAACTGGATTATTGTATTTATCAGTATCAACTATTCCTTCTAAAATTTGAAAATATTTATTTGATCCATGAACTGGTGGTATAAATAATGAAGAATATCCTTTTGGCGTTTTTATTGACCACGGATTAATCCATTTAGGGTAAGGATGATTATTCATGTATGGGTGTGATGGTGCCTGAGAAATAGGATGGGAAGATATGACGGTTTTTTCTGGTGATGCATAAAGAATATCACCTTCATCGCTTTTTCTTACTACAATATCACAATATGTTGGTATTATGTACCCAGAAGTTAAAGCATCAAATACTGGAACACATCTCTTAATTGATGATGTATTCTCAAAGTTTTTACCTACAACTTTTTTACCTTCAGTGCCCTGATAAGAATATAGTTTTTTATACCATTCTGGTAAAAATTCTGAGGATTTTTTTGGATAAAACATGTCTGAGACAAGATTATCCATTTTAGTAAAAACTATTTTTTGCACCTACACCCCTTAAAATAAATACAGTTTTATTTTATATTATTCTGTACCAAGTACAAATTCTTCTGGTTCTGGTATGACTGCAAGAACAACCTCAACTGGGGTATGTTCTACTGGAGCCACCTCAACTGGATTAGTAAAAGTTGATCCATTCCATGTAGCCATAATCTTAACTGTGTCATCAACAATTGGTCCGTCTATTTCTGAAGAGTATAGAGTTTTATTAATTGAGACAACAGTGTTATTTTCTAAAACAGCGTACTTAATTAACGGGGCATCAACAAAGTTTCCATTTTCATACTTTTTGTTTAAATACTTTTCTCCGTCTGATTCTACCTCAATAATATTATCGCCTGGAATGTCAACTTCTGTTGAAGATGAATGATATGCAAAAACTACATCATCTTTTAATTGTACAAAATATTTCATTTTTATCTCCCGTTTCCTATCTTAAAAGTATTCTATTACTTCGTAACGGCAAGGACCCGTTGCGGTAATTGTTGTTGCGTTAACTAAGTGGATTCCATATACAGCAGTAGTTAGTGCTGTTGTTCCACCTGAAAGGTTTGTAGCATTTGTAGTTATGTTTTGTGCATTTATGTTTTGTGCTGCAAGGTTTGTTGCTGCAATGGCTTGGCTGGTGGTGTTGGCTTCTAGGGTACCATATCTACCATTAAGACCACCTATCATCAGAATGGGGAAATTGCCTCTGTTAGTTGCAGCGTACACTGTTCTGTTAGTTGCTGCAATTGCTGCACCGCTAGTAGATGCTGCTGAAGCAGTTCCGCTTGTAGCACTTATTGTTCCTGTTGCTTGTACAGTTCCAGCACTTGATGTACTAAATGAGTTACAGATTGTTTTTGTTGTATCAACTGCTGTAATTGTAATATTACCAGCAGATGCTGCTACACCACGCTGAATTGACTTGATTGCAGATGAAAGTCCGCCAGAGGCTGCTGGAAAAGTTGCGATACCCATTACGCTATCTCCACTCCTGAAATGTGAAAGTTAATTGATGTTGCTGATGCAAAACCTTTAATAGTCTTAGTTGTAGCAAGAGTTTGCTTTAGATCAATATAGACTGTGGTGTTTGCTGCAATTGCTGTTGTTGTGTGAAGAGCAACATCATCTAGCAATAGAGAAAAGGTTCCTGCTGATCCTGCTGTATTTGTAACAGCAATATTTGTTACTACTGCTGTGGTGGATGATGGCACTGTATATAGAGTTGCAGAAGACGTTGCTGCTGCTGCTCTTGCTAGTGCTTTAGTTGTTGTAGCCATTAGTTACTACCTCCTAAGTAGGTTATGGTTATATTATACACTATATTTTTTAAAATTTTACAAAGCCCCCATTAAAACTAATATCTCTGAAGCAACACCATCAAAAGTGTTTGAATCGTAAGAAATAGTTTTATTTGTAAATGTTATAGAGTTTGTTTCTGTTACCGCAGGTGCTGCCCATTTAACTCCAAGTGTTTGTGCTGAATCTGCCGTTAAAATATATCCATTGCTTCCAAGAGCAAGATTATCTACGTTATCGTTTGACGATCCAACCAGCAAATCTCCTTTAGCGTCAATAATACTTTTTGAAACAGATCCTGCAGGGTCTAAACCAGTGATTTGGCTTTGAAGATTATTTAGTGTGTGTGCTATAGATGGGCTTACTAAGTTTGCAACATTTTCATTAGTTGAATCATAATCCAATGAGCCATAGTGGTAAAGTTTAAATGCAGCCTGAATATCGGCATTGTCTGAATACCCTGGAATTTTTGTGGAGTATATTGCTCCTATTGATTCTGCTGCCATGTCATTTCACCTGATTCATTATATCACAACCGATATAAATATATGAACAGACACCTCTGCATCAAATGCAGACCAAGTGCCATCAAACTCTGAAGCCTCAAGATTAATTACTAAATCTGTTCCAGAAATTTCAACGGAAGATAAAGAAGAAGCAAGAGGGTTAGAATTTTGAATAGAGTATTGAACGCTAAAGTTTTCTGCGACAAGGCCTTCTGCGCTAGAGATATCTGTTATTGGAATTACAATTGATCCACTTCCTGCATAAGCGCTTGTTCCTGAAGCAAAAGTTGTTATGTGTAACTTAGAATAAATAACAGGGCTTACTCTTAAAACCTCAATCCATAAATCTCCGCCAGGCTCTGATACATACTGGTATAAATATCCATAGTCTGGCCCTGGGGCTGAATTAATATACATATCATTTAATATTGGGTTTAATGTATTATCTGAATTTGGATTTCCAACTCCTGCAAAAAATTTGCTTCCACGTGTTCCTGCTGGTCCAATATCAACAAGTAGTTCAACTGTTGAAGGACCAGCCAAAACAGTTAAGTCATCGTTTGATAAAACTACATCTGGCATTAAACTGCTCCAGTTACGTCATCTGTTACTGTTATAGATCCAGTAAGGAGAGTAAACACTGTTCCTGCACCATTTTCAATCTGAACGTCATAAACATAAGTTGTACCAGAAGAAAGTTCTCTTCCTTGTGTTGGAGTAATTGTGCATGTAACTATGTGATTGTTTGTATCAACTACGGAAGTTGCTGCAATCTGAGTTCCTGTATTGCCACGTCTATTTGCTATTGTAAATAATGATCCGCCATCGTAGTCATCAAGAGTAAAAATTGATCCATTTGCATTTTTTGGACGGATTACAAATTGATAAGTGTCACCACGGTAATAACTAAAATTATATGTGCCTGGAAATGCCATTATTCCTCCTACTTTATTATACCATTAACAAACTGATATATAGATGCCTTTTAGTAATAGGCTGCTCTCTGAGTCAGTTCTTGCTTGAGGTCTAGCCCCATAACCCTTTATTCTCTGATCATCAATGTAGAGTGTTTGTAAAAAAGACATATCGTAAGAATATTGGTATTTAAGATTTGCTATATATGAAGTAGGAGAGTTTGAATATTTTTCATTAAAAGTTCTAATCCATAACTCTGTGTAGTTTGACTCAGTTGTTATTGTAAAATCATACCTTATATCAACCTTAGCACCTAGTTTTAATCCTTTAAAATTAAACATACTCATATCTGATAGCCAAAGTTCATTAGTATTTTTCATAAGATAGTCTTGATTGGAGGTTTCAAGGCTTGGGTAAAAATTAATAGAAACCCACCCATCATCTCCTCTTTGTGGCCCTAGAATAGTAGGCTTGTCTGATCCATTTTTATAATATGCCCAGCCTGGATATTGTCCTGAAATTGAATCATAGCCTTCTCCGCCTTTTCCAGGCTCACCACGCTCTCCTTGTGCTCCAGTCCTGCCACGCTCTCCCTGTGGTCCTTGAGGCCCTATATCCCCCTTCTCACCTTTATCTCCTTTAGGTCCTTGCTCACCTCTTTCACCCTGAAGTCCTGGAACGGCAATATATTGTTTATCTAATTCTTGTGGGCTTGAAGATTTTACAGCATCTAAATAGTTTTTCTTTTTTAATGGTTGAGGTGGTTCCATGTTAGTTGCCATGAAACTATTCTACTTTACTTTATAGATCTTTTTTCCAACCTTAACAGTAGAAGGAAGGTTTATTGGCTGTGAAGTTACTTTAACTATCATACTGTTCCACTTACATCGCCAAGAACGCAGATAGTTCCAACAACTGGAGTCCATTTTGTAATTTCATCTCCACCACCACCTGATACTCCATCTCCAGGTATTGTGGCTTGTAGATCAAATCTTAACTCTGCAACAACTGGCCTATATTTTGTTATTCCCCAGTTTTTTGTGGTATTTGGTTTTGCAATAATATAAACAACACCATCTTCATAAGACTCTACTGTTAGTAAATCTAGAGTATCTGATGCTGGATCATAGGCTGTTGCCAGGAATGTCCAACCACCAGTGTCATATTTGGTTACTTCATCATCTTCAAGAAACTCTACCTTAAGCGTTGCTGTGTCTCCACGGACGACTGTCCACTGGATGTTGGCTGGTGAAGCACCAAGTTTTTCAATTGAAGGAGAGCACATAATATTAGATTATACCATAATTCATAACTGGACACTCTAAGCGCAGTGGGGTGGGGGTAGAACTTAGAGTGCCAGCCCTCACATTATAACATTAATTTATACCAGTACACATAAAGGTATAACAAAAAGTTATATACTTGAATTGTTACAAAAGAGTTATAATCAGCCAGGGTATTAAAGTTGAAAACAAAGAACTTTTGGTGTATACTAAATATATAAAGAAAAGAATATACTATAGTTAAGTTTTTTAAAGATAGTTTATATATAGTAGTTATTTAGAACGAGAAACAAAGTCTAATAACACATCGTACATATGATCAAGTTTATCACTAGTTGCCTTACGCAAAACCTTTGCTTCTTCTTGCTCACATTTAATTGATTTAATTTCATCACGCATACTGGTTCCGCCGTTTGTTTTAGTCTCGGCTCGGATATCTTGTACGGCTTCGGCAATAGGTTTAATTTGAACCTTTATATACCAGCGAATCGAACCAACAATAATTGTTCCAATTGAAAGCATTGTTAAAATAAATTGAGCCCAGTCAGTTGCTGTCATAATAACACTATTATACATTATATTTATTTTAAATTTCGGCGGGATACGAGTTAAGCCGAAAAATAGAGTATACAAACCTCCCCCTGACAACATAAGAGTAATATACTCTAATAGTGTCAAATACTGGACATATACTCCATATCTGCTATAATCGTATTATGGAAATTACAACTACTAAAGAAGAGTTAAAGCAAAAGTTAGAATCATACTTTCTGGAAGATTTTATTAAAACACTAGAGTCTGCTGAGTTAGATGAAGATGAAAAAGAAGCAAACCTAGTTTTATCTAAAAAGAAAAGAAAATCAGATGCTCAAGGTTTGGCTGATATGATCTTTAAGGCTTATGGAATAGAATAAATGTCAGATGACCAGAAGGATCGTGATGTTAGACCTTGGGATTTGTTTAATGGATCTCCTAGGTCGCCAGAGGAAGTTGCTCAATACCGTTTAGAAATTTGTAAAGGTTGTGATTTTTTTAGACCAAGGACTCAAACCTGCAAGAAGTGTGGATGCTTTATGGCTGCAAAATCTATGTTAGCAAATGCTAAGTGTCCTATTGGCAAATGGTAGTTTGGTATAATTAAGTATGTCATTACACAATATATATTATAAATCACACGTTACCTTTATGTGGGATAGAGATTTTATTGAATCTCAGTTTAATTTAACTTTTGAAACAGAAGCAGATTTTAGTACCTGGATTTCAGATAAAAGTGTTGAAATTATTAAAGAAGCAATTGAAAATAAAAAAATATGGTGGATGGTTAAAGTAGAACCAGTTCAGTTTAAATAATAATAAATTATTATAGTGGTTTATGATATAGTCTACATCTGTAGTATTAAAAATTAAGGCTTTTGGTGATCTAAAAATTTATTTTGATAATAATCTTTTCCAGAAAAATAATCCCTATCTGGTTTGACTTTTTCATTATTTTCTATTTTTATATTGTTAGCAAGTCTTTTATAAAATTGTTTTTTATGAATATCTAACTCTTCTTCAAAAATTTTTTTATCAAAAATATCTAAAGAGTCTTTTATCTCAAACTTATCACCAAAATACCTAGGAATAGGGATTAGTGTTGCTAAAGGAGTTCCCTCTGGAATATGAATTAAGACATTTGGTTGATTTACTTTTAAATTTACAGTAAATGTGGTTCTTATATTGTCTGATTCTATTACACCAGTTAATGGAGTTATGTTTGGTAGAACTGTATTTATTGGTCCCGTTGATATTAAATTTGTACCTGGCGGTGTTCTGAATATGATGCTTGTAGATATGGTAACTATGCCGTGACCAAAATTAGATACTGCCCTTTGTGTAAGAAAAATATTTTCATCTTTTTTTGTTAAAATTGGTGAAATATTTATATCAGATAGATCATTTCCACCATTCCAAAAAATATTAAAACTGAATGCAGATACTATTTCAAAGCCATATTGATTTCCTATTACAAGTGGAAGGCAATTATAAAAGTGTGGACTAAACCAGTCTCTTTTTTTAGATGGTTGTTTTATTAACTTAGAGGCCTGTCCATTAGCAAAATCAAATAATGCAATAGTCTTGTCAGGAACGTTATTGATACCGTCATTAATCATTTTACCCCTACCCTTAAATATAATAAATAGTTATTCTGGTTTGTGATCTGATTCAGATCTGCAAGAACATCCATTGCAACAGGTTTCTGAAAAAACCTTTATAGCCAGAGAAGATGATTCTGTTTCAAATAGTGGTTTGTCGTTATCTAGGTTGTTTAGTATAGCCATAGTATTATTCTATCATATCCCGTCAAAATCTGAAAAATTTTATAAAAACCACTTTTGCCAAAATCTGAATATTTTGTATAAGTGTATGATACATACATTTGTGTAAAATAAATAATTTAATTAGTGAGCACACTAGTGTGGTGCGTGCAAAGATCTTAGCACTAGTGCCGTCAACAATTCTAACACTAGTGCCACTGATTTATTCTAACATTTGCAAGGGTCTATGCGGGTGTAATTTTCATCAAAAATAATGATACCTGTATCCCCGCATGATTCGCATGTGTGTGCGTACATTGCGCTCATTGACTAACCTCTTTATCTTTTAGTATTCCAAGAATAATGTCTAATTGACTGGTTGTTAGTAATGCTTGAGCACAACCCCACACAAACGCTAAGTCCATGTCTTGATAGTGCTTCTTAGCAAGAGTGTTAATCTCTTGTGTAATCTCAAAATTGCTTTTCATTAGTTTTCTACTTTCTTTAATTCGTAATCGTTATTTAGAGGGCGAGCATTGTTAGAGAACATAGCCTCTATCTTAGCCTTATTAGCCTCACGCTCTTTAGCGTAGCGAGCCTGTTGCTCTGCTCTTATTCTTTCTAGTGTGTTCATTTCTGACCACCTTTCTTTGTTAATCTTTATACTGCAAGTCTATCAGAGGGGACTGACAAATTAGCCTGTTTTTCGGGCGTGTCGGAAAAGTATTTTTGTGATTTGGGTCACATTGTTTTACCCTGTTATTTAATTGTATACCTGTAAGGGTATCATAAATACCGCCAAAAGTCAAGACGACACGCCGTGTCCTGGATGTGATGTCCGTCACAGGGGTGTCGAAAAAAAGTTATCCACAGGTCAGACCAAGTTATCCACATGATGTGTATCACATGTGATGAATCTCACAATGTCCGAATTGATACCTTTTGTCCCCTCCAATTTGTCAGACCCCCATGCTACAATTACAGTATAAAGAAAAACAAGCGGTAAAGAAATCCGCTAAAGAAAGGTGGTCACTATGACTACACTAAACACACTATGTAAAGACCATAACCCTATGGTTTCTGCTATCTCCGAAATTGGAGATGACCAATTCACTTTCTGCATGGATTGTGAACAAAACATTGAGCGTTGGTATAACGATACCGACCCTGAGCGTTTGCCTATGTGGACAGATTGGAAGGTGTCAGCATGAACGACACTATGCAATTCATAGATGAGCAAGGCTTATGCGCTATGGATAACATCTGCGCTTTCTGCATAACACTCTTTGACGGGTGGAATAGATTTTGCCCTAGATGTAAAGACTACAAGGGCGTAATGGCTCTCCCTGATTTTATTAACACTTATGGAAAGGAAGGACTTACAAGATGAGTACCTTTGTTAATCTCCCCTCAGTTTGTGGGGCTACATCTGCAAGCGTAGATGTCTATGACCTAGACCTTAACCCTCATGGGGTTATCTGTTGTGACAATTGCAAATCAATTGTGTTATGCCGTAAGGCTTGGGACTTTTTATACAAGGAGGTAAAGTAATGCCTATTTTTAATTTTGAGTTATTCGTTGATGTAGAGGCAGAAGATTTTGAGTCTGCTTACTCATGGCTAAAGGCTATGCCACTAGAGAGACAATTAGATTTCCATGTCATTGACTATAAGCAAATGGAGGAATAACAAATGAAAACACTTCAGGAAAAACTAGATTTAGTTTCCAAAGAATTAGAACCAATACTTTGGGAATTGCTAGATGAGATTGAGGAAAAATAAATTGTTGGTTATTCTAATCGCAATGACTTGCTTTGCTCTTGTAGTTTGGATTCATAACGGAGCATAATAAATAAAAAGTTTTTCAGGATTGATCCCCTGAAAAATTTTCGACAAAAGTTATCCACAGGCTTATCCACAGGGTAAATGTGATGTAACTAACACACGACACGCCGTGACAGGATTTGACTTTTTGACATTTTCTTGCTATACTTCTAGTATAACAATTAAATAAGGACAGACAAGGCAATGAGCCTAGCAAATAAGTGTGACCAGTATCACAATGAGCCTAGCGAATAAGTGCCCCAATTTGTCAGCCCCCCGTGATAGGATAGTCTTATCACTTAAAGAAAGGAAGTCAATAAATGACTTACACTATAACACTAGAAACCTTTAATGGTTCTACCAAAAAAATCGCTCTCGCTTCTCGTGGTGCGGTTGCTCAATTCATCTCAACTTACCCAACACAATTACCTGTTGGCGTATCTGTCAAAGTCGCTTGCGACTCTCTTGGAATTAGTGGCACACTTCGTGGCACTCGTACACTTACTAACTCAAACTAAAAGAATAGGAAAACTAAACATGGTAAAAATTGAACACAATCTAAAGTTCGTCACAGAGGTAGACGAGACTCATCCAGTAGGTATGCAATTAGCAAACCTTGAAAAAGAAATGCAAATCGTAATGCTTGAAGGAATGCTTAAAGATTTAATTGCCCCAAAGTTAGGACCTATCCTTGATGAAATAAATGCAGGCGGGTCCTACGCAATTCTAAAGGTGGCCGAATAATGATGACTCGTAAAGACTATGTAGAAACTGCAAAAATTCTAAACAAATTCGTTGATGACATTGACTCAAATGATTTTGACCAATTAGTTTTTGAATTTAGCGAATGGTTTGCTTCTGACAATCCTAGATTTGATGAAAATAAATTCTATGATGCTTGCGTTGATGGTATTGAGGTGAATGCATGATTTTAGATACTGGAACACTGATTGCAATAACAATTGCTCTCGCTGGATCTGTTGGAATGATGATTGCATTCTGGAAACAAAACGTTGAGCAACATAAAGAAATTCGCAGATTGCAAGTTGCTTTGCGAACTGAGCGACTTAAAAAGTAAAATCAAAATCCTAAGCATGATTTCAAACTGCTTAAAATTTTTTCGACCCGTTCGGGCGTGTCGTCCACAGGGTTATCCACAGGCTAGATTTGTGAGATTTGTCACATGGCTTGAGCGTCTCACTATTTAAGATTACTCGCTAGTAGGTTGATAGTTTATGACTAATAGGCTAGACTTACATAGTAAGAAAAAAATAAATAACAAAGATTTGTCAGACCCTAATGGTAGGATAGATTTAATAACAAAAAGAAAGAGGTTGGCAAATGTCAGCAAATGTCTATACAATAGAAAACCTACTTGTAGGAAAAACTTATAAGTCCCGCACACTTACGGGAGAAATTATCTCAGCAGAAAAGTCTGACGTATGGTATCAAGATTGCGAGTCTTATCGTGTTCAGGTACGCCCCCACTATCCCTCAGTATTTAATCTAAAAGATACATACCGCATACTTGCAGTAAAGATTGGAGACTAATAAATGAACACTTGGGATTGCATGGATTGCTATGATGAGGGCGTACTCTTTTGGGGTAATGGTCATGGCGAATACGATACAGAATTTTGTGAGTGCGTTAAAGGCATGACACTTGAAAATGAGTACTGCGAATGGTACGCTAGTAATGAATTAAATGAATACACATTGGAGAATGCATAATGAACGAATACCTATACTCAGTAACAGTTACCTATGACTCAGCCCCTACACCTAAGTGGGTTGGTCGCTACTCAGATGCTTTATCTGCCGTGGAAGTTTATCAAAAGTTTATTGACCACGGATTTGCTAACGAATACGCAACAGTTAATCTTTCTGAACCTTCAGGCAAGATGCACACAAAAACTTTCTACAAAACAGGATTGGTGGTAACACGATAATGGGAAGCAATACAGCGATTGAATTATCAACAAACCTAGATTTATCACTTGAACAGGCTATTGGTTATCACTTGCAAGGTAATCACTATCCACCTGTTCCACTAAGCATGGTTAAGCCTTGCATTGAAGCGCTAGATGCGGCTCGTGAATTAGATGCTATGCGCCAGATTGAAATGCCTGAAGGCGTATTCTATAAAGGCAAGACCACTGCACCCGCTTGGGCTATCATTGAACAACACCACTTGGACTTTTGGTTGCCACAAGATGAAGAGGACTACTACAATGAAGATGCAGGCTATGAATTAGGATTGGGGCTTGAATAATGGAAGCATGGATAATTTTTATTGGATTGATTTTGTTGTCAATTGTTGTTACGGCGGGAGGACGTTAAAATGACTGTTACAATAACTAACATGGAATTAAAATTTGCTGATTCGCTTACACCAGATCAATTGATGATTGAAGATATAATCATGGTTGATGGTGAAATTGTTGAGGTACTTGGAATTGCATCCGATTCAACAGGTAGTATTTATGCCGTTGCTTATAAAAATGAATTTGATGAAAAAGACATTGTGCAATTCCAGCATGATGAATCTGTTTCTCTTTACGTTTACGTAGATAGTGACGAATAACTAAAAAAGATTTTGTGTGCTTCCCCGCACAAAATTTTCGAACGCAGTCGGGCGTGTCGTGTTTACGTAAGATTTGACATTTTCCCACGATTCTGCTAAGATTAAGTATGAAAAAAACCAAAGAGGAATTACGTAGGCTTATGGAATTACGTAGGTCTAACGCTGCCTCTGCCGTACCCAATAAGAAAAAGTATGACAGAAAGAAATGTCAGTCCCTTATGTTAGAATTAAAGAAAGAAAGAGAGTAGCCACCATGACTAAACTACTACGAAGCAAAGATAGGAAAGTAGCAAATGCAGTTACACCAAATGGAAAACAAGCAAGTATCGCTAACACGTTCGGATTACCAGCAGGAAAGAACTATTCATGTCCTGGCGCAACGTCTGTCTGCGAGAGTGTTTGCTATGCAGGCAAATTGGAAAAGGTATTCCCAACAGTAAAGAAAAACTTATTGCACAATTGGGAATTAGTTAAAGACGCTGATCACGATACTATTGAAGCATTGCTTGAAGATATGATAAAAGACTTCAAGGCTGACTGCGTAAAGCGTGAAGCCCCTATGCTATTCCGTATCCACTGGGACGGCGATTTCTTTAACGATACTTATACATTCGCATGGAAGCATGTCATCCTTAATAATCCTGATATTCAATTCTGGGTATACACGAGAGTTAAGAGTGCCGCCCTAATGTTGAAGGGTATTGATAATCTCTCACTATACTATTCCACAGATAGCGAGAATAAAGATACAGGTGTGGAATTAAAAACAGATCATGGAATTAAATTAGCATACCTTGCTAAAAACTTTCTAATAGGACAAGCAGACTTAAAGGCATTGACCAATAGGCCTGGTGCTAAGTGTCCTGAAAACAATAAACAGATACCACTCATAAGCACAAAGGGCTCGGCTTGCGTTTCTTGCTCATTGTGTGTATACTCTAAGAGTGACATAATTTTTTCTGCAACTAAGAAATGAGGAAAAATGGAAATGGTAATAGCAACAGTAATAGGGTTACTAATCATGCTAATCGTAGCAGGTGGACAATAACCCTCAATCTGTCTAATGTGACTCAACTCACACCCCCTGAGCGTCTCAAATAGTGAGAAATCTCAGAAAAATGTTGATAATGTCAGTAGGAAATGTTACACTTAATACATAAGCAAAACACACTAAACAAAAGGAGAAACACAATGTCAGTAGCAACAGCAACCTACAAGGTAGGCGACACATACACAACACAGAAGTCAAAGGTAACAGGAACAATCGTAGAGATTAACCCACAACCAAATGGTAATGTTCGTGTAAAGTTAGATGTCAATGGCTCACACCGATACACAACTTGGACGGCTAAGTAATCTAATTGCTTATTCCTGAGCATGAATACAAACTGCTCAACCAAACCCCCTAACAATTAAACCACCAAAGAAAAGAGAAAATAAAAGATGGCAAGAGGAAAAGCAATCTCAGTTAAAATCCCTACTGCAAGAGTAATCAAGGCACTAGAGGCATCACTAGCAAAACTAGAAGCAGACTACGCATCACAAGAAGCAAACGAGGCTAAGTATGAAAAGGCTCGTAAAGCATGGCAAAAAGAAGTTATTGACTATGCCGTAGCAAACATCAAGAAAGCAGAAAACTTCCGTACTAACTATCGTCATTGGTCAAACAATCTTAACATTGACTTTGACTTAACAGTTACAGAAAAAGAAATGCCTAAAGAGCCTGAGAAGGACTTTGTTACAATGCACCAACACTCATACAATGAGCAGAAAGAGGAAATCTCAAATGCTATTCGTATCCTCTCAATGACAGATGAGGAAGTAGTTAATACCTCAACTTACAATGCGGTAGCCCGTTATCTGTAATTAGATAATAAACGACCTGAGTATGTCGCTAAACTGCTCACCTTATACCCTGTGCTCCGTAGGTTCCCTGGGTGTATGGTTCGCCAGGCTGATTAGGGCGATAATAGAAATACTATAGAGCCACCTTATTGGGCAGGTGTGAGAACCCATACGAAACAGATCCAGTTTGAGAGTGTTCTCGGATAATGTCGTAAGTAAGAACTCTACCCTTCGGGGCCCTTGACATTTGTCAGTGGTGCCCAGTATAATTAAATTAAACAACTAACAGAAAGAGGGCCCCCATGGACCAAGTAACAGTAACAGAAGAACCAAAGTACTACATGACAAGAGAATTTCTTGAGTCACAATTAGTACAAAACAAAACACGTATTGAGCAATTAGAAAAGCACATTCAAGAAGTAACGCAACGTTCATACGGCGAGGCTGCAGAGCGCTCACGTATGCGTAACGAAATGCAAGAGTGGACCTTGGAAACAATGGAAAACGGTACCATTGATGAAAGCACTGCACAAGAAATTGCAGACATCTGTGGTTTTGAATTAGCAAAAGAATTTGAATTAGAAGTTGAAGTTCAATATTCAATTACAGTCAGTGCACGTAATGAAGAAGAAGCAAAGAATGCAATCTATGAAATTGATTTTGATTCTGTTTCATATGGTGAAGAGGTAACTTACTTGTCATCCAGTGTTGACAGAATAGATATTTAGTAGGGGGCTACTAATAAACCTGAGCATGTTTAAAAACTGCTCACTTTTTATTCCCTGAAAATTTTTTCGACACGGCTGACCAGTCAATGTCAAGTTACGAGCATGTGTTTAAGATCACAAGAAAAATGTCCGAATTGCCCTATGTCTAACTATACCGATTTGCATTTGTCAGACCGTCCGTGTATACTTAGATTAACAACAACAAAAAGGAGAAAACTCATGGCACATGAACTAGAATCACAAAATGGTAAGGCATCATTTGCATCATTTCGTGAACCTGCTTGGCATGGATTGGGTACCGTATTTACAGAAGAAAAAACAACATCAGAAATGTTAGAGGCTGCAAGCCTTAACGGTTGGAATGTTCGTCTGGAAGATTTGGAAACCCCATCACATTTAACAAGCGATAAAAACTATCAGTACGTATTGCGTACTAACCCTACTGACAACTCTCAGACAGACATTCTTGGTGTCGTTGGTGAGCGTTACCATGTTATGCAGAATGAAGATTTATTCTCATTCGGTGATAACATTCTAGACGGCGGAGGTCGTTGGGAAACCGCTGGCTCAATCAAGGGTGGTCGTGTCGTATTCGGTGCGTTAGCACTAGAGCGTGAAACAATTCTTGACCCTAATGGTGTTGCAGATAAGGTAAAGACTTATTTACTTATTAACACATCACATGACGGCTCTATCGCTATTCAAGCAAGTATTACACCTGTTCGTGTTGTATGCGCTAACACTCTTAACCTTGCACTAAACACTACTAAGAAAAAGAATGGTGTTAAGCAATCATT